AGTCCTATATAATTTTGTATATGCAGAGAATCATACTGCTATAAAGTGGTTAGAAGCTCTCGGTTTTGTTTTTATAAATTATCACGAAAAGTATGGACAACATGAAAAACCATTTTATGAATTTCTGAGGATTGCCTAAATGTGTTCTCTTGCTGCTGGTATTAGTGGAGGTTTAAATCTTTTTCAAGGTCTTGCCATGCAAGGTGCTGCAAAAGACGCTGCCAATCAAACTTATAATCAAGAAGTAGAAGGTGTAAAATCTGCTGAAGACGCTAAAAGAGATAAACAATTAGCTTTAGCTGAAGGTAAACAAGAGAAAACTGTAGCTGCTAGACAAGATAAATTTGCTAAAGCTATTGATACATTAGTAGCAACTAAATCTTTATTAGCAAAAGGACAAGTTGGTGTTACCACAAATTTATTAGTAATGGATCAAATAAGACAAGGTGCAAACTACAATGAAAAAATAAGACAAAGTATTGAATCAATGAACAGACAATATTTGTTTGATGTAAAAGGAACTGAAGCAGAATATCAGGGTATTAGAAATAGATTAAGAAGTAATACTATTAATGCTTATAATCAAATACCTTCAACAGGATCAATTCTTTTAGGTGCTGCTACAAGTGCCTTTAATACCGAACTTGGTATGGGTGAAAACAGTTTTTTTAGACGTTAAATTATGACTTCAAGCTTTCAAAGCACAGCAGGGCAAAGTTTTAGAACACCAGTAAATACTTTTGTGCAGCCTGTTACTGCTATCCAAAAAAGTAGCATGGCAGATTTGGCTGAAATATTATCAATAGTAAATCCCTCATTGCAAAATTTTATACAAATAAAAGGAAAAGAAAATAGACAAAGAGATATAGAAGAAGGACAGTTAAAAGTATTAGGTGCATCACCTAAAGAACTTATAGAAATAAGAAAAGAAGTAGAAGCAAAAGCTGATAAAAAAACTTTTAGACAGTTTCTTGGCACAAATAGATTTATGCAATATGGAATAGAAAAACAATTAGCAATTAACATAGCCAATGGACAAGCAGCAAAAACAAAAAAGTTTTTTGATGAGTATGTTGTTGACGTTGAATTAGAAAATGGAACTATAATACAACAACCTTTATCTCAGTTTGATGTAAACTCTGAAGCTTTTGATAAAGCACTTACTGACTTTCAAAGTTCACAACTAGCTAACACTAGAGGTATAAGGGCTAGTTTGATAACAGAACATATATTACCAAAACAAAATCTTGCATTACAAAAAGTATTCAATGACCAAGAAACAAAATTAGCAGAGTCAAAAATTAAACAAGCTAGTGTATTGTTTAACGATTCAGTTTTAAATTCTTGGTTTTCTATAGATAACTATAACGACAATATAGAATTAAATTTAATAGATGATAACTATACAGAAAAAGACAGAATAAAAAATAATGGTCTTTCGCAGGGAGAATTTTTAGCTTTAGAAGAATTGCAAGGCAATGTTGATTCTATGGTAAATAGAGGTCTTGCTACCGCAGTATCGCCTTCAAAAATGATAGGAGTAATAAAAACAAATGTATTAAAAATTCTTGATTATTATGAAAGCAATAATCTTGATATGGATATTGCTTATGAAGAAGTAGAAGAATATATCAACTGGATAGGTAATTTAAAAGTAGGACCAAAAACAATATTAAAAAATGGAAATGTAATACAACAGCCTTTAAGTAGTTTTTATATAGCAGATGGTGAAGATAAAATTGAAACTCTACTAACAAATATATATGACAAGAAAGAAGATATAAAGAAAAAACAGAACGATTACAATAAGATAAGCGATCAAAATACTATATCTGATACTTTAAATAATCTGGATTTTTCCCGCACTCAATTTACAGATGGTAAAGAAGCATTAAATTATTTTAAAAATATAGGGAATACATTAGATGCACTAGCTGAAAGATATCCAGAACAAATTGAATTTTTATATAAACAATATGATCTTAGAAACTTTAGTGTTGATGATTTCTTTTTTGAATTAGAAACGGAATATGATGCAGGTACAGTAACGCAGAGTCAAGCCTTAATACAACTAACAGATGTCATGCAAGCTTTAGGACCAAATGCTTCTAAAGCAGACAGAGAAAAATATACTCAATTAAAAAAATATTTAAGTAAAACAGAAGGTAAAACTTTAGAACAAAGATTTCCAGCAATGAAAGGCTTAATAAAGTATGGTCAAAAAACTGTTGGTAAAGTAAAAGATGGTTTGCGTGTAATTGAAAGTGCTGATGATGTAGATAGAATGGAAGATCTAAATATAAAATTAAAAAGTTTGGTTAAAGAAAATGGAGGAGTTGATGCACAAATAGATATAAGAGGTCAAAGAACAACAGTTAGAAATTGGTATTTAGGTGAGTTGAGAAAATTAAAAGACCCAAGAAAGTTTGGTAAATATGAGTTTTTTGATACAGCTTTAGATTTATCACAACCTATACAAGTTGAAGAAGTTGAAGAAGATGATGATGGAGATGGTCAAGATGATGGCAAGACAGTAAATATACAAGAACAAAAAGTTTTAATTTACGATACAAATACAAAGTTATTTAGTGAAGTTAATACTAATGAATTACAAGTAGGACCAACTACTACAGTTGTATCTATTAATGGTTCAGTTACACCTGCTGGTGAATCGTTACGTCAAAATTTAAAAATAAAATCATTTGAAAATTTTAATGTTGATTTTTATAATGCAACTTTTGAAGACAAACAAACAGAAACAAGAAATGAACAATTACTTAGAGATGATTTAGAAGCTAGTGCTTTTAGTGGTGACTCACCTACTACAGTTGAAGTTGAACAGGGAGATACTTTAAGTCAGTTAGCAGAAGAATTTAATGTGCCTTTAAAAGCGTTTATGGAAGCAAACAATATAACTAACGCAGATTTGATAAGAGTAGGTGACGAATTAATTGTACCAATGGTTGAAAGGATAAATATGAAAGAAGTAAAAAATAATCAGATAAAAGCATTAGACGTTATCTTAAAAGATACAGACAAGACAAAAGTAATACCTCAACCTAAAATAGAAGAAATGCTATTAGCTGTAGGCTTTGAACCAAACATTGCAAAAATTATGGCTGCTGTGGCAATGGCAGAATCAGCAGGTGATCCAATGATTGATACTGTTAAATCTGGAACTGATCCAAAAAAAGAAAATGAATTTTCTATAGGCTTGTTACAACTAAATATGAAAGATGATAGAGACAGATTATTAAATGTATTTGATATTGAATCTGAAGAAGAGTTATACGACCCTATCATTAATGTAATTGCAGCCAAGCGACTATATGATGAGCAAGGACTTAATGCTTGGAGTGCATACAAAAATAATTCTTATAAACAGTTTCTAAAGAACTAACATGACAGACTCAAATATTGTTAAAAGCCTTCTTGATAACAAAGAAGAAGAAAAAACAGACTCAAACATTGTTGATAGCCTTAATCAACAACCATCTAATACAGAACTAAAAGACCTTGAAAATCAAGTAATTAATTCTTCTTTTACTAATGTTTTTAAAACAGAATCTAAGTTTGATGATTATGTAAATAACACTTTATTTGATGAAGAAACTTTTGATTTTGCTTCACAAGATTTTGACATTAGTAATAATATATTTAATGATTTAACAGAAGAAAAACCACAACAAAACCTGTCAGGGTTAGCAAAAGGTTTAGGTATAGAAGTAGGTGTTGGAATTGGTGCTGATTATGCTTTTGCACCATTATTGGCTGCTGGCCCTTTAGGTATTGCAGCTTATGGTGGAGGTCAATTTGCTGTTGGATATTTTGCTAATATTGCTGCACAAAAAGCTAGAGGTGTTAAAGAAATAAGTCAAGCTGAAGCTATAGCTGCTGGCCTGTTTCAAATAATACCTGCTGGTTCAACAGCAAAAATAGGAAAAGGAGGATTAAGAAAAGCTGCTTTACAGGGTGCTGGATTTGCTACAGGAGAAACTTTTGTTAGAGACTTACTAGGAGATGATGTAAGTCGTGATGAATATTTAGCAAGTATAGGTTTAGGCGGTGCTTTTGGAGTTGGTTTTAAAACTTCTATAGATGGATTAGGTAGTATATTTAAAAAAATTAAAGATAAAACACCAGCAGAAGCAGATGCAATATTAACTAAACAAGATAAAAAAACTATTAATGATGCAGTAAAGAATATAGATACAGTATCAAAAAAACAAAAACAAAAATTAAAACAAGAAGGTGTAGATACTAATAAAATAGATCAAGAAATTAATAACCGAAAGCAACAAACAACAGAAGAGACACCAGCAGTTCAGACAGAAGTTACACAAGATCTTACTTTTATAGCACCAGAAGCTTACAAAAGAACTAAACCTCGTTATGGGTCTGCTAATTTACAATTTCAATCTGACTTCGATAAGATGTCTTGGTCTTTAAGAAATGGGAGAAAAGTAAAAGCACAGAATGATGGAAAAATGTTAAAAGTATTTTTAGATCAAGGCTTTACAGAAAAAGAAATTAGATTACATGGAGACAAAGTACACGCAAAAATTAAATCATTAGTAAAAGAACAGACAGGTAGTGCTAGTGCTTCGGTTTCAAATACAAGTGGTTTAAATTTAGAAGTGCCAATATTACAAGACTTTGCAAATAAAGTACAAACACCATTAAACAAACTAGATAGTCAGCCTGACTTGGATTTAGGTAATACACAATTAAATCCACAGAAGATGAATCGCATAAAAGATATGCAGAAAGGTAAAAAAGATTTAGTAACTGCCAAAGTAAGAAAGAAGAAAGATGAAGGAGGATTTAAAGGTGCTGAAAGAAAAAGTCAGTTTGATACGCAAGAAGGTGGATTAGGTAAAATGGTAGACAGTAAAGGCAAGATAGGTATAGATAAAAAGAATTTAAAATTTTTTCAAGAGTACACAAGAAAGAAAGCATTACTACAAAATAGATTACCTGATGATGAAGAAGTTGTTATTAACCAACAAGGATTACAAATAGCTACAGATAGAGTTGCAAACTCTACTCAAAACTTTATAGATATAATTAAAAAAAATGCTGGTAAGAAAACTAAAAAAAGTCAAGCTGCTATAGATAAAGCAGGTGCAGAAATTATTAATTCTGAAAAATTAGTAGATGATTGGTTAGGTTATGGTATTCCTTTAGGCACAAGACTAGGTAGAGCTTTGCAAGCTTTTAAAATTAAACCAGTAGAAGGCATAGAAGGTATGACACCTGCTGAAGTAATGAAACTAAGTCCTTTAGAAAAGAAAAACTTAACAGCACAAAATCGTGACGTATCCCCTGCTCTTACAAAGTTAATAGAACAAAGTCAAGACTTTCAAGAAAATTTGCTTGCAAAAATAAAAGAAGGACATGAAACAGGAGATTACTCGCAAGTTATAAAAGTTGCACAAGATATGAAAGAAGCAGGTGGAAGTATAGAAAACATGGTAAAACTTTATAACGCAGATGCTTTTGGTAAGACTTTAAAACTTGCTAACCAAACCTCAAGAATAATTAATGAGGTAGGAATCAATGGAGTTTTATCTGGTCTACCTTCTCAAAGAGTCAATTTATATTCTGGTATTGTGCAAACATTTTTAGGTAACATGAAAAACTTTAGTGGTACTTTAGATGTTGCAAATGGCAAGGGTTTAATAAGAAAAGAAGGAGTAGAAGCAGCTACTAGACACTTATTTGCCATGATGTATAACTTTGATTTTGGGTTAAAGGTATGGAAAAGATCATGGGATATGGAAGATAACTTTATAAATGTTGGTAATTCTAAAATTGAAACTGGTCAAAGATTTGTCATCTCATCTGAAAGTCCTTACTTCCCACTAAGAACAGCTATAAACTCAACAGGTAAAATTATAAGATTGCCTAGTAGGTTAATGACATCTAATGATGCTCTTATACAAACACCAAATATTCTTGGCTCTACTGCTTATCATGCAACTATGGAAGCTTTGAAGAAAGGTTTAAAAGGACAAGACTTAGATGATTATGTGAAAGGTAGTCTTGATGGGGTTATAGCTTATATTTTGAAAGGACAGGAAGGAGAGCTAGGCAGATTAAAACCACTAGAAGGAGATACATTTTTTAAAAAAGGTATAGGTCCAAGAGAGTTTATTGCTGATCCTGTTCTTGCAAAAATATTTCAAAGAGCTAAGAACTTTGGTAAAGAGATTACATATACACAACAAATAAGAGGTGGTCGTAGTGATGATGTTACAGATCCACTTGGTTTGTTTGCAGAAGAAATAAATAATTTAGCAATACAATACCCACCAATGAGAACATTCTTTAAATTTACAAGAACACCTACAAATATGATTAAAGACATAATGAGGTATATTCCTGTAATAAATACACCTGCAAGATTTGGTGGTAAAAAGAATTATAATTTTTTAAATGCTTTTCTTTTACCAGAAATAGCAGCAGACCTTAGAAGTCCTGATCCTCAAGTGAGAACTAATACAAGAGGTCAAATTTACATGGGTAATGCTTTTGCTACTATTTTAGGATTTCTTGCTTACAAAGACATTTATCAACCAGCAAATGAATTTATAAGTTCAAGTGAATATGATAGTGAAGATAAGATACCAAAAACATTTTTAACTGGTGGTGGTCCTAGTTGGAAAACAAAAGAAGGTGCTGCTAAACATCTTTCATTATTAAGAAGTGGTTGGCTGCCATACGCTAGAGCTTATTTAATGTATGACGAAGATGGTGAAATATTATTTGATGAAGATGGAAAACCAAAATATAACTATGTTTCTTATGAAGATTTACCAGATCCAGTTTTATCTTTGGTTAAAGCTTGGGTTGATTTTCAAGAGATGTCTCCATTTTTTACTAAGAAATTAGACAGAATATATGATGAATATACTATTGGTTGGACAGGTTTTATAGGTCGTGTCATTACAAATAAAAGTTATGTTCAACAATTTAATGAAACAATGGATATGTTTACTGCCTTACCAGAAGTAGGTGCAGGTGGAGTTGATCCAGACGATACTATAAGTTATGAAAGACAAAGAAATATAGCCTATCTAGGTAGGTTATTTGAATCTTCTGTAACTCCTTATAGTAGTTTATGGGAAGATATACTTCGTTTGCCAGCAGATGTTACTGCACAAGTACTAGGTATAGATGAACAGAAAGCACAACAACTCAGAAAAGAAGGATCAGAAGGTTTAACAAAATATGCAATAGAAGTTCTTGGTAAAGAAATAAAATTAGGAACTATTAAAAATAAAAGACTTATAAGATTATTTGCCAAGATGGACACTAAAACATACTCAGGTGATTTTTCTGATTTAACAAGAAATATAAAAAATTTAAGATACCTTACAAGTGAAGATAGGTTAGGTTTATCAGATCAAGACTATAACGAAGTTAATGGTGCTTTGCAATATTTACATGGACTACTACAACAAATGAAATCAAACGTGCCTTCTAATGTAGGTGGAGACTTACCATTTCAAGTAGAACATATTACTAATGATGTGGTTACATATCCTAGTAGAAGAGGATTCAATGTATTTACAAATGCAAAACATTCAAAAAGTAATAATAATTTATTACATGAAGCAAGTTATACGATAGGTAGATTATTACCAGAACCACCTAATATTATTAGGGGTAGTAAAGTAAAAAACTTTGTTAGAAATTCTAACTTTAGTAGTAAGTTATTTAAACCAATAAAATTAGACACAACACAATATAACAACTTAAAAAAATATGTTAATACAACTGTTTTAAGTCTTAGCGGTAAAAGTTATAACAATGCAGATGCCTTAAAAGCATACATTAAAGGTGAACTTGAATATGTCAAAGATGGATTTAGAGCAAAAGAGCAATATGGTTATGAAGCAAATAAACAACAAATAGAAAAATATGGATTAAGTTCAGAAGAAGGACAGATTGCAGCAGATAGAATATTTAAAGTTATGAATGGAATAAATCAAGAATTTATAAACGCAGGTATTGAAAAATATGTCAAAGCAAACTTTTCAGAAGAAGAATTAGAAGCTAGGATAAACGTAAAACTAGATCAACAAAACAAGTATAATGAAGAAATGGAAGATCTTTTAGATACACTTAATTTAAAAAGGTTTTAAATTATGGCTACCAACACCGCACCATCTTTTACAGAACATACCGCACCTAGTTCTGGTTCTACTGCTGGTCCTTATTCCATATCCTTTAGTTATATAGATGAAGATGAAGTAGATGTTACTGTTGATGGGGTCTTAAAGACTAAAACTACACATTATACTTTTGCTTCTGCTACTACAATTCAATTTACTTCTGGTAATAATCCAGCAAATTCAGCAGCTATAAAGTTTCAAAGAGATACAAATATTGGTGCAAAAAAAGTAGACTTTCAAGATGGTAGTGTTTTAACTGAAACAGATTTAGATAGTAGTACAGATCAATTATTATTTGGTTTACAAGAACTATCAGATGACTATGTAAAAAGAGATGGATCACAAACTGTAACTGGTAATCTTGTATTTGAAGGTAGTGCTGATGATAATAATGAAACAACTTTAGCTGTAACAAATCCTACTGCTGACAGAACAATTACCTTACCTGATACTACAGGAACAGTTGTCACAACAGGTGATTCGGGAACTGTTACATCAACAATGATTAATGATGGAACTATTGTTAATGCTGATATAAATGCAAGTGCAGCTATAGATGGAACTAAAATATCACCTAACTTTGGTAGTCAAAATATTGTTACTTCTGGAACTGTTGATGGTAGAGATGTATCAACTGATGGTACAAAATTAGATGGTATTGAAAGTGGAGCAACAGCAGACCAGACAGCAGCAGAAATAAGAACACTTGTTGAAAATGCTACTGATAGTAATGTATTTACTGATGCTGACCATACAAAACTTAATGGTATAGAAGCTTCTGCTACAGCAGATCAAACTGCTGCTGAGATTAGAACACTTGTTGGTGATGCGACAGACAGTAATGTCTTTACAGATGCAGAGAAGACTAAGCTAAGTGGAATTGAATCTGGTGCAACACAAGATCAAACAGGTGCAGAAATAAAAAGTGCATACGAAGCAGAATCTAATACAAATGCTTTTACTGATACTGAAAAAAGTAAACTAGCTGGTATTGAAGCTAGTGCTGATGTTACAGATGCAACTAACGTAAATGCTGCTGGTGCAGTAATGAATAGTGATTTAGGTACTAAAGGTCAGATATTGGTTGGAGATGGTTCAGGTGATCCTACAGCACTTCCTGTTGGTACAAACAACTATGTATTAGTTGCAGATAGCAATGAAGCTACAGGTGTTAAATGGGCTACAGTGCCAGCAGGTAGTGGTATGAGCAATCTGGTTGAAGACACTACTCCACAATTAGGTGGTAACTTAGATATTAATGGACAAGATCTTGTTACTACATCTAATGGTGATATTGATTTAGACCCTAATGGATCAGGAAAAGTTGTATTTAAAGGTAACTCAACTAAAGGTGCTGGACAATTTAAACTTAACTGCGAACAAAACTCACATGGAATAATTATAAAAGGACCACCTCATAGTGCTGCTGCGAGTTATACTCTTACTCTCCCTAATAATGATGGTGATGCAGGTCAGTTCTTAAAAACTGATGGTAGTGGAAACCTTAGTTTTGATACTGTTTCTTTACCTGACTCAGATAAAATTGAAGAAGGCAATAGCAAAGTTGAAGTTGTAGATTCTGGTACTGGTTATGTAACAACTGAAATTGATGGAACTGAAGTTTCAAGAGCAAACGCTTCTGGAAGCACTATATTTACTTCTGCTATTTTTGGAGCTAACACAAATAAAGCAGACGGAACTGGTCAAGGTATCAGTATTCTTTATGGAGGCGGCACTAGTAATGTTGGATTAATTTCTTGTACTCATACAAGTGGTCTAAGAATACAAAATAATAATGCAGTTCAACTAACACAAAATGGTTCTCCTAATAATGTTTATGCGTCTTTTTCAAATACAGGAGGATCTTTTTCGACAAGTGGTACTGCAAGATTTGATTATGATGGCACAAATATTAATTTTGCACTTAATATTTTACCAGACACAGATAGTAATTATGATATAGGTACAAGTGCAAAAAGATTTACTAATATTTATGCTGATAATTTCTACGGATCAGCAGCTAATTTAACAGCAATACCAGCAGCCAACATTACAGGTACATTGCCAGCTATTGATGGATCTAACCTTACTGGTATAACAGCAGGTGCGCAGGGTGGTGGAGGAGAATCTATATTTTTTGAGAGTGAAAATTCTATGGATAATGATTACACAATTTCTTCAAATCATAACGCTTTAGTTGCTGGCCCTCTGACAATTAATGCTACACTAACTATAAATAGTCCTTCAGTTGTAACGATTCCATAATGGCTTTAACACTTAATAGTACAACTGGTATTTCGGGAGTTGACGGATCAGCTTCTTCACCAGCATTACAAGGTTCAGATAGTAATACAGGAATAAATTTTGCATCTGATACTGTCAATATAAATACAGGTGGAACGACTAGAGCAACAGTAAATTCGGCTGGAAATTTAGGTCTAGGCACAACAAGTCCTACTGCTTCCTCTGGTGAAACTACTTTAAATATTTATGCTAATGAATATCCCGAACTACATTTAACTAGCAGCGTTACAGGTACAGCAGCAGGTGATGGAACAATTATTTCATTAAATAATGATAGTTCTACAATAATTAGGAATCAAGAAAATAGTTACATTAGGTTTGATACCAATGGTTCAAATGAACGTATGCGTATAGATTCATCTGGAAAATTTTTAGTAGGTAAAACAAGCAATGGAGTAGGGCAAGTTGGAGCAGAACTAAGGAGTGGTAATTCAGATTATTCTGTTGTAGCAACATCTAATGGACATACTGCTTTGATAGTTAATAGGCTCAGTAGTACAGGTGAATTAGTACAATTCAGACAAGCAAACACAACAGTCGGGCATATCTCGGTTACATCCTCATCTACATCTTATAACACTTCATCAGATTATAGATTAAAAGAAAATGTAGTTGCTATATCTGATGGCATAACAAGATTAAAAACTCTCAAACCATCTAGGTTTAATTTTATTATTGATGAGACAAACACTTTAGTTGATGGATTTTTAGCACATGAAGTTACAGCAGTTCCAGAGGCTATAAGTGGAACTAAAGATGAAACACAAGATATTTTATATACAGAAGAAGATACAATCCCATCTGGTAAGAAAGTTGGTGATGTAAAAGAAACTGTACCTAAATATCAAGGAATAGATCAAAGTAAACTTGTGCCTTTACTTACTGCTGCATTACAGGAAGCTATTGCTAAAATTGAAGTATTAGAAACAAAAGTTGCTGCATTGGAGGCTGGATAAATGGCAAGTATAAAACTAAAACACACTTCTGGAAATGGCACTATATTACATAGTCCAGCAGCTAACCCTAGCTCTGATATTACTCTAAAATTACCATCTACAACAGGATCGGCTGGTCAAGTTTTAAAAGTAGCAAGTGCAAATCATAGTGCTACAAATGCAGAACTAGAATTTGCTGCGGATGCAGGAGGTAAACTTTTACAATTTAAATATAATGTAAAAAATAATGGTACAAGTTTAAATTCTGTAACTACACCATCAGAAATTTCAAGTGATTTTCGTACAACAATAACTCCAACGTCAGCATCTAGTCTAATAATAATTACAGCAGTTCTTTTTGTAAGTATGCCTGAAGAGCAAAATATTGGTTTTAGAATGTATAAAAGTTCATCAACAGATATGTCTAGTCCGAGTTTTGTTCAAACTCCAAGCACTCTTAATAGTTCACAAGATGGTAACTTAAATGTTATTGCAGGTACTAGACTTAACGCTTCTGCTGTAGTTAAAGTTGTAGAACTTGCAGGGAATACAAACGCAAGAACTTACAGCCCTTTTTGGGCTATTACAGGGGGAAGCAGTACAACAGCTTATCTAAATAGCTACTCAGGTGGTGGATATTTTGGAACATCTACAATGACTGTTGAGGAGGTTGAATTATAATGACACTAGATCACGATGCTATTTATAAAGTTTATTCTGATTGCGTAAGAATAGATGATTCTACAGGTGCATTTAAAGCAGACGGAACAAAGATAACACTTGTTCAATCTGATATAGACGCTGCAAGAATTGAACTTGATAAACTTAAATATAAAGATACAAGACAACCTTTATATCCATCACTAGGAGATTTTGCAGATGCAATGTACTGGAATAGTAAGGGAGATTCGACTAAACTAGAAGCGTACTATGCTGCTTGTGAAAAGGTAAAAACCGACAACCCAAAACCTAGTTAATTATGTCGAAAATTAAAGTCAACAGTTTAGAAGGAGTAGGTGCAAGTACACCAGCAATCAGTATTGATAATTCTTCTGGAACGTGTACTGCCAATATTACTAATAACTTAAGTAATCGTAATTTAATAATTAATGGAGCTATGTTAGTGGCTCAACGTGGTACGTCAACAACAACAAACGGTTATTTAATTGATAGATTTAGAAGTAATTTAGGTGGTTTAGACCAAATGCAATTTACAATGTCTCAATCTACAGACGCACCAACTGGTTTTAGAAAATCTTTGAAGTTTGATGTTACAACTGCCGAAACTGGTGGCATTGGTTCTGATGAGTATGCAGGTTTGAGATATATAGCAGAAGCTCAAGATGTTGCACATTTATTGCATGGAACAAGTGCTGCAAAAACTTTTACATTGAGTTTTCATGTAAAAGCCTATCAAACAGGAACATATGTAGTAAATTTTTATGTAGGTGACTCTGCAAGGATTTATAATGCAACATATACAATAAGTCAATCAGCTACATGGGAGAAAAAAACACTTACTGTTGTTGGTGATACTAGTGGTTCGGGAATAAATGTAGATAATGGTCATGGAATTTATATTAATTGGTTTTTTGCATCAGGATCAGCTTATACTTCAAGTTCATCAGCTTTAAATCAATGGTCAAACTATCAAGATGCAAGTTGGGCGCATGGACAAGCTGTAGATATCACAACTTCTACAAATAATTATTTTCAACTTGCAGGAGTTCAATTTGAACTAGGCAGCGTGGCAACAGATTTTGAGCATAGGACATTTGCACAGGAGCTTGAACTTTGTAGACGTTATTATCAAAAATCTTATAATTATACAACTGCACCTAGCACAGCTACAAATACTGGAGCTAATATTCATACAGCTTATGCCAATGTTGGTCATGCTGGCTATGCTATTCAATTAGCACCTATGAGAAATACACCAACAGCAACAATCTACAGTACAAGCACTGGTGCTTCTGGCAAGATGAACGCTGATAGTTCTGTTGGTAATGGAACAGCAGGGTATATTGGCGAATCAGCATTTTTTGCTTATCGAACTAATGATAATACTGGTGTAGGTGGTGACGCATTTATGAGGTGTCATTACACAGCAGACGCAGAACTTTAATTATGAATTACAAATTTTTTAAACTTCCAGATGGCACTCAAGCTGATGATGCTATTTTAAGAATTACTTCCGAAGGTATAATTTCAACTGTTCCATTTGCCGAAGGAAACAGAGACTACCAAGAGTACCTTGCGTGGGTAGCAGAGGGGAACACAGCCGAAGCTGCTGATTAGTGGACATACCAGAAATTAATCTGCCTGATACAGATTATATTCTCGTACCACCTAATACAATATTCTATCCACCTGTGGCAGAGATTCCATATCTAGATCCAGTTCTTCTTCCAAGTCTGGAACAGGTAGAGTCGGGTTTGGGAGGTCAGGGATCTTCTTCTGAAGAAGAAACAACATCTGCAAAGGAGGAAGAGTTACAGCTAACACCAGAAACAATACCGCAGAACCAGCTAGTACCCAAAGAAACTTTATCAACTGAAGAACCTGTAGCTACGTTTAATATACCATTTATTAATTATGATTTTCCAGTACCTGCCCCAGAGGTGATTGCATCGAGTATTATCGCAGCAGGTACTGCAAGCGTAGCGAGCGTGATAGGGGGCATTGCTATGCAATCTGTTTTAGATGTTATTAAGAAAACATTTAAGAAAATATTTACTAAAATTCTTAAAAAAGAAGTCGCAAATGTGAAGGAAAAGATGGATAATAATAAAGGTAGCTAGAGTTCACATACCTGTACTATGTGGTGTCTAAACTAGCTACTTAAATTTTTCGGAATTAGCTTTAACATAACTTCGTATATTAATTACATCACTACAGATATATGCGAATTTGGACTTAGGATTTATCATGTAACCGCTTGCGTGAAGCTGCCCACACTTCAAGATACGAACTAGCTGCTTATCATGCACTTGCTTGTCTAGTTCTTCTTTGGCTAGGTCTAGCTTTACTTTTGCTAATTCAGAACACGTTTCATTATTAGTTCCTAGCGGTATCATAAAACTCATTTGTATTCCCCAACCTTCATTAATGCTATATGTATCTTCTCCCTGTGCATCATTCCCTGTATAAAAAGGAGTTACAGCCATAGTAGGTTGACTACAAACTAAGTTTCCGAACTGTAGCTTACCTGTCATTCCATTATTAACATTCATATTTTGATTGATAATACTGGAATTACCAACAGCATTAGGTTGAGCCTGTACGTTTGTATCGCCTTCGGCTCTTGCTTTATTACTGACTAAAGACAGACAAAGAAGTGATAACGCTAGTAGTCGTAATCGCATCATTAAGAGTAATCTTTTCGGTCATTTGACTTGCTGCCCTAGTAGTAATACTAAGTGACCAATCTTTTGAAGTATCTGCAACTGTAAATACTGCATCACCGCCAGCAATACCAGCAGATGCAGCTACAGAAATATTAGATGCTTCCCAAGTATTTAGGGCTGACCCATATTTCTCAGTAACTACTGAACGAGTTATGGTCTGAGTAGTATTCTCTGTGCGGTTACTAGAGCCAGTAGTCCAAGAAGGCACTCCGTTTGCGTAACAAGGTGCAGCTATAAATAAACCTAGTAAGAGTAGCTTTTTCATTTGATGCCTACTTTAGAGTTTTTATTATCTACTATAGTATCTTTTTTCTTTTTTATCGAAAACCCTAGTGACGCAGTACTAGCTGAAAAAATACTTGCAATAAATGTCGGATCAAAATCTACAATCTTTTTACCAGATGGCGGTTCGTAATATGAAAGAGATAATAATGTTGCCGACCACAAAAGTACGCAAACTTTTACAATGGTTTCGACTTTACTAGGTTCTTGTTCTTCCATAAAAGTGCAAACTCTTGTCTAATACTAGCAATGTAGCTATGTTTGGAAAGTAACACAAGATTATTATGCTCAAACTCTTAAAACCAATACTACTAAAGTTCTTTACTACTACTGCTGTTAAGCGACTTATCGTGGATTTGCTTCGTGCAATCTGTAAGCAGACCTCGAACACTCTTGATGACAGGGCTGTTGATATGTTGGAGCAGCAATTATTTCCCAAGATGAACTGATATGAACCACAAAGAATTTTTTAAAATCCTTGTTGGCAACCCACCGCCAGAAATCGAGTTTGAAATTGAAGTTAAGCAACGTGAGACAGAACAAATGCCTGATGAAGCTGTAAGAGCATACTGCTTAGACCTAGTTAAATACACAAGACTACAAGATTTGCTTTTAACTTCAGCAATATCTCGTATATCAGAGATAGAAACCAAACTATACAAGTATGAAAGAGGTATGAAACTATATAAAAAAGTTAAAAAACTAGGTTTCTTTGGTAAGATAAAGTATCTTCTTACTGGCAATACAGGTAAGAAATGATTATATTATTTAAAAAACAAGACTAATCATGGATAGAAGTTTAAAAACATTAGAAACTTTACATGAATGTTTAGCAAAAGAATTATTAGGCAAGATACAAAGCGGTGAAGCAAAGGCAGGGGATCTAAACGTAGCTAGACAGTTTCTAAAAGATAATGGTGTTGAATGTTTACCTGTAGAAAAGAACCCAATGCAAGAGCTTATGGAGAACTTACCAGACCTAGATGCTGTACCTTTAGCTGATTTATAATTGCAACCCCTACCAAAAAAACTACAAGACTTTAGATATTTCTTAATCGTTACTTGGAGACATCTAAACCTACCAGACCCTACACCTGTTCAGTTAGACATAGCTGAATATCTACAATATGGTGCAAGACGTAAAATCATACAGGGATTTCGTGGTGTAGGTAAGAGTTGGATTACATCTACCTATGTAGTGTGGAGACTTCGTATGAATCCACAACTAAAATTCTTGGTTGTATCTGCCAGTAAAGATAGAGCCGATAACTTTACTACATTTACTATGCGTCTTATCAATGAGATGCCAATACTTGCTGATTTGATACCCAGAGATGACCAGAGAAACAGTAAAGTAAGTTTTGATGTAAAACCTGCACAGGCCGATCATGCTCCCTCATGCTCTTCTAGGGGGGTCTTAGGGCAGATGTCAGGAGCTAGAGCAGATGAAGTTATAGCAGATGACGTAGAAGTTCCTAACAACTCCTACACACAGCCCATGAGAG